CAAGAAATAGTCTTGGGACAAATGTCCCAAGTAAAAAAAATAAAGTTAAAACAGATACTTCTGAATGTATCAAACAAAAATCGAAGGATGGAACATATAGGGGCGGTAAGCGTGAAGGTGCTGGCACACTAAGTAAACAGCATTTAATAATCGAATTAAATAAAAAAATCGGAGAACTTCACAAAAAAGAAGAAGAATATTTAGAACTGGAAAAGAAAAATAAGCAGCATATTAAAAACAATCCTGATTTGCAGGCATCCATGATGTACGGGGTTATTCTAGGCGCCATAAGAATTATCGAAAAGCGTATTGATTTGTCAGTGGAGGAAAAAACCGCGACATTTATACCGGAAAATAAATTAATTGAACTATGCAACCGCTGGGAAAAAGTTTCATTATTTATCAATAAAAAAATTGCGGAGGTCAAGAAATGAACTACCAGATAGATAAAACTGCCGAACAATTCGCTAACGATGTGCAAAAGCAAAGGATTCTATTCTCCGATGTCGATGATAGAAATATCCATATCGACAAGGTAATTGAGGATAATTGGCCTGGAATGGACAGGGACAGTGTGTTTGTAACTTTGACATTGAATACAGTTAACCAAAAGCTGGATGCAATGGATCGAGATTCTACCAGGGATCCTAATCGCTGGATAGAAACCCGTCAAATGAGCTTATTCAATGAGCCGGCATTTAAGCTGCCCAAGTTTATGTTTATAGGCAACAAAAAGAAACATTACCGTGAAGTTTCGCTGGTTGACGGTCGTGAAATTTTAGATGGCTTTTTAAAGCAGACTCGAAAAGAAGCTGACGAATTAGCGAAGGCTTGGGAGCAAAAAGAGAATAAGGCAGAAATGATTAAAGAACAGCTGCAGCGTGCTGATAGGCTTATTGATATGGCCGGAATCCATGGCTACAACCCAAAAGATTTAACTTTCGGAGATGTCGAAAATGCGCCGTTTGAAAATGAGTCCAGGCAAACGCCTGAAGCTGGCCAAGATGCAATCCGGTAGATGCCCTATATGCTGGTGTAAATTGAGCGGTGAGCTACAAATCGATCATTTTATACCAAAATCGAAAGGCGGGACCAACCACGTTAGTAATTTGAGAATTACTCATGCTGACTGTAATCGTCGTAAGTCAAATGGGTTTGAATAAAACGAATGTTAATATAATTTCGGCACACAACCAGCCGCTTGAGCCGACCCGAAAAGCAGGGCGGCTCAGCTAATCGTTATATGCTTTATAGATTTGCCGGGGCGAAATTAGTAAAGCAAAAGGCATGTCCTAGGCAACATAGTCAAAAGCTGCCCTGGCATATAACAAGCGGCATGGACTTGACCGGGAATCGTAGCGGCTTCGTAGGTTTGTGCATGTTAAAAGTCGCATCCGGCCAAACCGTCCCGGCAAGTCATGCCCAACGTTAGCCAGCTTTCTTAAATCAATATAAATTTTGCCCGCAAAATTTATGTCAAGTAATTTAACGACCATTTTCCGGGTCTAATCCGTCTTTTTCCGGTACAATTCCAGATTCGTCCAAAAACCCCATGATATGGTGGCAGTACAATCAAAAGGCTACCATATTTTGGGGTTTATTTTTTAAAAACTACCGTATCATGGGTTTTTTTTATGGCTGAGCAGTCGAAGGGCAATCGAGATGATTCCATGACAATTCCGGACGCGGCCCTGGCCGACATCGACATCGCGGCCGAGCAGTTGCGGGCGGCGGCGGATCTAAACCGGCGCGCGGGAAAAAAGCCGGCCGCGCGGGCGAAAAGAAAAAACTGCACCACCTGCCGGACGCCGGACTGGAAGTCGGCCGACGGGCGGCGCTGTTATAAACTGCGCATCGAGCTGGATCCGAAAAAACCAAAATCAAATTGCCAATACTGGCGCAAGCCACTGGCCGTTTAAAGAGGGTTGAATTTATGGCGTTTACCGCAGCAAATCTCACAGCCGTCGAAGCGGCCATGGTGGCCATCGCCTCGGGCGAACGCGTGGTCGAGGTCGAGATCGCCGGCAAGACAATCCGCTATCAGGCCGCCGATCTGGACAAACTGCAGAGACTACGCAATCTGATCACGGCCGACATCAACGCGGGCACCGCCGGCTTTTTGCAGACCGCATCGTTCAAGGAGCCGTCATGATGGGCCAACCAGCGGCCGCCACACCGGCCAGCCGTCTGGATAGGATCATCGGCTATCTGTCGCCGTCCTGGGCCTTGCAGCGAACCGTCAAGCGCGAGATGCTGTCCTATGCGACCCAGTACAAAGGGGCTGACCAGACCACCCTGAGGACCGACTGGATCAGCGCGGCGCGCGGCAGCGGCCAGACGCCGTCAGGCTATGAATTATCATTACTGCGCATCCGCAGCCGCGACGCCAACCGCAACCACCCGGTCGCGGCGGGCGCCAGCGACACCATGGCCCACAACATCGTGGGCAGCGGGCTCAAGCCCCAGAGTCGAATTCCCTATAAAATTTTAGGCATATCCGAAAGCCGCGGCGGCGATTTGCAGCTGCAGGCCGAGGCGGCGTTTGCCAAGTGGGCGCCGCTGGCCTCGGCCGACAACCGGTTGAGCTTTGACGAGCTGCAGTTTGTGGCGCTGTTAAAAACCGTCGAGGACGGCGAGATTATCGCCCTGCCGACCTGGGCTCAAGAATCATGGCGGCCCTACGGGCGCTGCATCGAGCTGCTGGAGTCCGAGCGACTGGCGACGCCGGGCAACCGGGCCCGGATCGACAAATCGGTGCAGCACGGCATCAAACCCGGCCGGCGCGGCGAGCCTCAGACCTACTACATCCGCAAGGCCAATTCCCTTACCGAATACCTGACCGTACCGGCGCGGGACCGCGCCGGCCGGCCCAAGATATTGCACGTATTTCCGACGCGGCGGCCGGGACAAATGCGCGGCATTCCTTTTTTTGCGCCGGTGCTGACTTATTTTCAGGATCTGGCCAACTACCTGGAGGCCGAGATCGTGGCGGCGCGGGTGGCGGCATGCTTGAGCGTGTTTATCAGCAAGGACCAGCAGTTTGGGCTGACCGGCAGGGAAAGTTCGAGCGATTCAACAGTTCAGGAGCTGACACCGGGGCTGATCGCACGGCTGGGGATGGGCGAGTCGATCAACGTGGTCGATCCCAAGCGGCCGGGCGATTCGTTCGCGCCCTTTGTGGAGTCGATCCTGCGGCTGATCGGGGTGGCCCTGGGACTGCCTTACGAGCTGTTGGTAAAAGACTTTTCCAAAACCAATTACTCCAGCGCGCGGGCGTCCCTGCTCGAAGGCCGGCGGGTGTTTAAAACCTGGCGCAACTGGCTGGCGTCCAAGTTTTGCCATCCGATCTGGCAGCTGGTGATCGAGGAGGCCTATCTGCGGGGCGAGTTCGACGCGCCGGATTTTTACAAATATTATCATGAATATACCCGTGCGGCCTGGATCGGCGGCGGCTGGGGCTGGGTCGATCCGGTCAAGGAGGTCGAGGCGAGCCGCAAGGCGATCGATTACGGATTGAGCACCTTGGCCAAGGAGGCCGCGGCCCAGGGAGACGACTGGGAGGAAAACCTGGACCAGCTGGCGCGCGAGCGCACCGCCATCGATAGTCGCCGGGTGACCATTTACCACAGCGCCAAGGGCGCGGAGGATTCAGACGATGAGCCCGAAGAAAAGCCAAAATGATTTTATAACACCCGATTTAAACCTGAGCGAATTCTGTAAGGGGCAGATGTGGCCGATCCACCCGCCGGCATTTGAGGAAATGTATCGCCGGCTGTGCCTTGAGAGCATTTCCGGCGGCCTGACGAAGTTTGCCGCGGAGCTGCCGGAAAAAAGCACCGAAAAGGATCTATACAGCCTGTACGGAGATACGGCCGTGATCACCATAGCCGGCCCACTGATGAAGCGCGAGAGCCTGGCGCTATGGTTTTTTGGAGGGACTTCCTACGCCTACATCCAGGCCGCCGTCAAGGCCGCCCTGGCCGATGACGAGGTGGCGGCACTGGCGCTGCGCGTCGATTCACCGGGCGGGGTGGTCAACGGCCTGGAAGAAACCGTGGACCTGATTTTCGAGGCCCGCGGCCAAAAACCGATCGTGGCCTATGCCGACGGCATGATGGCCAGCGCGGCCTACGAGCTGGGATCGGCCGCCAGCGAGATCGTGGCCGGTGCCACGGCCATGGTGGGCTCGATCGGGGTGCTGATGGTGCACGAGGATTGGAGCGTCTACAATCAGAAAACCGGCATCGACGTGACTTATCTGACGGCCGGCAAGTACAAGGCCCTGGGCAACCCGGACGAGCCGCTGAGCGACCTGGCGCGGGAGACCTTCCAGGCCGAGTTGGATTATCTATATACAATTTTTGTGGAAACCGTCGCGCGCAACCGCGACGTCGAAGTGGCGGCGGTCCTTTCAGATATGGCCGATGGGCGAATTTTTATCGGCCAGCAGGCGGCGGACGCCGGCCTGGTGGACCATGTCGGTAATTTTGCCATGGCCTACACGCGGGCGGCCAACCTGGTCGCCGGCGGGAAACTTAACTATTTACTACAACAAGGGAGTTTAACTATGGAAAAAAGTAAAGAAACTCAAATTACCCTGGACCTGTTGAAATCCGAAGCACCGGAACTGGTGCGACAGATCGAAGACGAGGCCATCGCCGTGGGCCACGAAACCGGGCACGCTGCTGGGATTATTGCCGAGCGGGAGCGGGTGCTGGAGATCCTGGGGGCCGAGGCCGACCCGGTCCAGACCCTGGTGGCCATCAGTGACGGCACGCCGGCCGACGCGGCATTTAAAGCATTTTACGAGGCTGAAAAGGCCAAACGGGCAACCGGCCTGGCCGAAATGGCCGCCGCGGCGCCCGAACCGGCCGGCACCGAGGAGCCGCAGAATAATAATCCGGCGACAGAAACGCCGGAAAATAAGCGCCAGTCATGGCGGCCGGCCAGCGGCCCGGCATTATAGACTACCGTAAAAAAAACTTATTTTTTAACGAGGAGTATAAACCATGACAATCCATTACGACGGATTAGACATCTCATTTGTGGCGGCCGAGGATCTCAGCGGGCAGCAGTATCGCTTTGTGCACCAGGCATCGGATACGACGGTGGACCTGATGGACGGGGCCACCGAGTACCCGATCGGGGTGCTGCAAAACGCGCCCGAAGACGGGCAGGAGGCTATCGTGCGCGTCGAGGGCACCTCCAAGCTGGTGGTTAACGGGGCCATGCCGATCGGCACCCGCGTCAAGGCCGAGTATGTGGGAGCGGCGGACAACGGCAAAGGCGATATTGCCGACACGGAATATGACAACATGCGGGCGATAGTGATCAAGGCGGCCGGCGCCGAGGACGACGTGGCTGGGGTCATGCTGGTGGTCAACACCATGAGCATGGCGCCGTCAGCATCGGCCAGCCCAAGTACGAGTCCCAGCGCCAGTGTGAGTGCCAGCCCGAGCGCCAGCCCGAGTGCCAGCCCGAGCGCCAGCCCGTCGAGTTAGGCGGCCGGCTAACCTTAAACTTAATTTTACAAGGAGTATAAAAATGACAGTAGCATACAGCGGAATAGATATATCGTTTATCGCCGCCGAGGACCTGAGTGATTTTCAATATCACTTTGTGCATCAGGCAACCGACACGACCTGCGACCTGATGGACGGGGCCACCGAGTACCCGATCGGGGTACTGCAAAACGCACCCGAATCGGGTGAGGTGGCGGTGGTGCGAATCACGGGAACCTCCAAGCTGGTGATGAACGCGGCCGTAACCGTGGGCACCAAGCTCAAGGCCGAGTACGTGGGCGCGGCCGACACCGGCAAGGGAGATGCGGCCGACACCGATTATGACCTGGTGCGCGGTATTTGCATCAAGGCCTCGGGTGCCGAGGACGACGTGGGCGCGATTTTATTGTGCAGCGACACCCTGATGGTGGCATAGCCGTGGTCCGGCAGTCTTAATTTTAAATTATATCATACGACATACAGGAGGATTTTAACATGCAACCTACAATGAGTCAGGTCCACGTGGACAGTTTTTTAAGCGGCATGAGCATCGGGTATAAAAACCCGATGTTTGTGGCCGACATGGTGTTTCCCAACGTGACCGTTCAAAAACAGAGCGACTACTACCTCAAATTTCTCAAGGGCGCCTGGTTTCGTGACGAGGCCGAGGTGCGCGGACCCGGCGCCGAAGCGGCCCAGGGAGGCTACCCGACCACCAGCGGGACCTATTCCTGCCAGGAGCGGGCATTCAAACACAAGGTGCCGATCGAGATCATCAACAACGCCGATGTACCCGTGCGACCCTTTGAGACCGGCACGCGCTTTGCGACCAATAAAGTGCTGCTGTCCAAGGAGATCGCGGTGGCCAGCCTGTGTACCACGGCCGGCAACTGGACGACCTCCGACGACGTGGCGGCGGCCTGGGTGGCGACGGCGGACGGATCGGGCAACACTTTTATTGCGGATATCGACGCCCAAAAAGAGGTTATTCGGCAGCTGATCGGGGTCTACCCGAACCGGCTGGTGATGGACGCCAAGACATTTAAAAATATCAAATCGGAATTCAGCGTGCTGGAGCGGATCCGCTACACCGGATCGAGCGACCAGCCGGCCGCGGTTACCACCCGCACCATCGCCGAGCTGTTCGAGCTTGAATGGGTCGGCGTCGCCGGGGCCATCAAATCGACAGCCGAGGAGGTTGTGGCCGGAACGGATTTTACGGCCGCCGACATATGGGAGACCAACTCCACCAAGGGATCGGCCTTTTTGTACTACGCTCCGGCGGTGCCGGCGCTGGACGAACCATCGGCCGGATACACGTTTTCATGGAGCGGGTCGCGATCGGTCGAGGCGGATATGACTGACGGCGATGTCTATCGTGAGGTGCGTTACTGGTGGGAGGAGCCGATTAAATCCTACATGGTGGAAGCATCTGAAAACTTCGACGTCAAGGCCACCTGTGCCGACGCCGGCTGTTTATTTTACGACACGATCGTCACTTAACCGGCGAAATGACATTCGACACCATCATCACGGCCGCCCGGCAGGTCTGGTTTGACACCGACTGGCTGGGCGTGGCCGCGACCCTCAACGGCGCGTCTTTGACGATCTGCGTTTTGGAGCGGGGCCGGGACGAGGACGACAACTCCGTTTTCGACTTCCTGGACACCGCCGTGCAGCCGGCCGACTATGCGACTATTACCTATCGCACGGATACCCTGGTATATGACGGGACGACCTGGCGCTATCCGCGGCTGCGAAAGATCGACGCGGCTGTTCTGAGCGTGCGCTGGATCGCGAACCAGAAACCGAAAGCCGGCCGCTAATGGAAATCTACGACCTGCTAAAAGATTCGTCTACGGCGATCGCCACGGACAGCGACATTACGGCGTGGTGCCAGGCGACATTCGGCAGCGCGCACGAGGTGCTGATCGACGAGGACCTGCGCGACCCTTCCGGGGATGCGCCGGCCGTGCGTCTGCATTCGCCATTTAAGCGAGCCCACCAGGAGCAACGCCTGGTGGATCACGGGTTTTACGTTTACGTGCTGATCAATTCGACTCCCGACGCGGTCAATCCCGAGAGCAACCTGGCGGAGTTTGCGGCCACCGAATACCTGATGACGTTTATCGATAAAATAATCGGCGCGATTTATGCAGCCAAGCCGGCGGCCGCCGTTATGGAGTTCGACCTGTCCACCGATACCATCACCAGTTTTCCGTACTTTGAGGCCGACCTGGCGGTGGTGTTCAGTCAGCACCTGGTGATCGGCCAGGATCCGATTACGATTTAAAAAAATTTGATTCTTAAAGAATCAAGATTTTAACTTTTCAAGGAGCGATAATCATGACTCAACAACGGGGCGTCAATACAACTATCCAGATGGGGTTTGAAACCACTTTTGGCACGGCATCCAGCACCGGCTTCGTGCTGCCCCTTAACTCCTGCGATGTGGTGGGGTCCAAGGTGCGCAACAACCCGGCCACCCTGACCGGGACCCGCAACCCGGTGGTGCCGTTCGTGGGCAACCAGGATGTAACCGGCAACATCGTGGTACCGATCGATTCGGCCGCCATGATCTACTGGCTGGCGGCCATGTTCGGCGATCCGACCTCAACCGGCGCCGACCCTTACGTGCACGAATTCAAGATCGCATCGAGCATGGCCAGCTTCACTTTAGAAAAGGGATTCACCGACCTGGCGTCCAATGTGTACGAACGCTTTGTGGGCTGCAAGATCGGCAGCCTGGCCCTGACCGTGGGCGGCGACGGCGAGCTGGTGGGGTCCATGGGCGTGATGGGGGCCGAGATGTCCGAGGAAACCAGCGCCATGGACGGCAGCCCGACGACCGTCAGCCTGGCACGGCTGCACAATTTCGAGGCGGCTTTGACCGAGGGCGGCGGTGCCTTGTCCAACGCGACCGAGATCAGTTTGAATATCGATTTTGGCCTGGATCCGAATCAGTTTGTAATCGGCGGCGGCGGGGTGCGCGGCGATATCCCGGAGGGGATCGTGTCCGTGTCCGGCACGCTGATGACGCTTTTTGAAGACAAAACCTTGCTGGACAAGGCCATCGACGACACCGAGTCGTCCTTAAAACTGACCGTCACCGGCAGCGCGTCGAGCGTGTTTGAGCTGGAGGTCCAGGAGCTGCTGTACTCAGTCAACGGGGTGCCGGTGGACGGACCCCAGGGGCTGATAGTTAGTCTGGATTTTGTCGGTTACTATACCGACGGGTCCGAAGCCAGCGCCGTGGTGGCGCGGGTGACCAACGGCACGGCCAGTTATGACCTGATCGCCTAGATTGCGGATTTAAGGAATTTTGTCGATGTTAATCGCGGGTGCAACCCGTCCCAATATGGTGAAAAATATGAGAATTGTTAGAACAGACAGCGGCCGGCAGTTTAATGTCAGAGGATTGACCCGCGGGGAGGTCAAGCGGCTGCGGGCCGATGATGGCATTAGTTTAACCAATATCACGGCCGAAAACGCCGAAGCTGCCCTGGACAAGGTCCTGGAGCTGGTGCTGTCCGAGCACGAGGTGCACGAGCTGGACGACCTGCCCAACCGGGTGGCGATGGACGTCTGGCTGGCTGTGCTGGCCGAGACCTATGGCAGCCGGGACGAGGAAAAAAACTTGTCGCGGTCTGGGAATGGTTCTCGGACCGAAAGCGAATAGACTATTGCGACGCCTGCCGAAAATCAAAAAAAAATTCACCCTGCGCCGGATGCGACTACGGCAGCCCGCCGGAGTTGATGGCCGAAAATGCGGAAGTTTGGGAGCTGTGGCTCTCGGTCAATACCCAATGGCGCGCCGGCGGCATGGGGATCGTGGGGCTGGACTACCCGGCCGTGTGGGCCATGGCCGAGCGGCTGGAGATCGAGGTCTCGAACTGCGTGATGGGCAAGATCCGGGCACTGGAGCATTATGTGCTCGGCGAGATGGCAAAGAAAAAGGAATAAATTCGGGCGATGTAAAAAACCGCCTCTTTTCCAATTTGAAAAAAGGGGAAGGTATCCGCCGATGCTGAGCGCGACGATAAAAGGGGCCGACACCCTAAAGCGCGACATGCAGCGCGAAACCAAACGAGCGCGCTACGCGCTCAACCTGGCGGTGCGGGTGGAGGGCTTCCGGCTGATGCGCCAGCTTAAAAAAGAGATCCGCGACGGGGCGCCGGGCGGGCGGCGATTTGCGCCGCTTTCCCAGATCGCCAAACGGCGGATGCACCGCGGGCGCAACGAGCCCCTGCGGCGCCTGGCCCTGGGCGTGCGTTACCACGTGCCCAGGTGGGACCCGGTGGAGATGCACGTGGGCTGGACCGGTCCGCGGGTATCCAAACGCTGGAAAATATTGGCGCGCGTGCTGCAGCGAGGGTTCGCCACGCGGGTGACGGCCGGGATCCGCCGCTACCTGCTAAACTACGGTGTGACCATGCGCAACCGAAGCGACCGCAAGTATTTCAAGCTCAAAAAAAGCACCCGTACGCTGATCACGCCGGCGCGGCCGATTATGGATCCCTTCTGGCGGGCGCATGAGCGTGAGGCCAAAGTGAATATTGCGAAAAACTTCCGGCGCAAGATGCGCGGCGAGCGGATTTGACAATTTCGGATTTCAAGCTGGGGGATTTATGGCGATCAAGATAACCTGCAACGGCAACATCGGAGATGTAAAGATCATTGACACGGAGTCCGGGGTCGAACTGCAGGACAAGTGCACAAAAGCGCACATTACCATGGACGCCAGCGGCAAGTGTCCGGAGGCGATTTTGCATTTTACGGATGTCAGGCTGGACGTGGTTGCGGAAATTGTTAAAACTTTACCGCCAACCGGGTTGAGGTTCGATGGGTTTTTCGGGGAATAACAGACGCGGCCTGTGGTATTCGTCCGGGTGAGATCGTTTGATATTTCGCAAATGAGAGAGTCGATATTTTAGAAAGGCGATTTGATGCCCGATCCTAAGTTGCAGATAATTTTAGCGGCCAAGGACATCACCGGGGCCGCCCTGACCAAGTTCCAGGGGCGCATCACGGCCATCACCAAATCCGTTTTTTCATTCCGCGGCGCCCTGGGGGCGCTGACCGGCGCCGGCGGATTCGGGCTGCTGATCACCAAAAGCATCGAGACGGCCGACGCCATCGGCAAGACGGCCGACAAGCTGGGCGTCACCACCACGGCCCTGCAGGAGTACAGATATGCGGCCGAGCGCTCCGGAGTGGAAACCAAGACCCTGGACATGGCCCTGCAGCGTTTCACCCGGCGCACGGCCGAGGCGGCCCAGGGCAAGGGCGAGTTGCGCGGGGTGCTGGAGCAGTACAACATCGCCGTGCGCGACGCGGCCGGCAACACGCGCGCCACCGAGGCGGTGTTCCGCGACCTGGCCGACGTGATCCAGCGCACCACCGATCCGGCCGAGCGCCTGCGGATCGCGTTTAAAGCGTTCGACAGTGAGGGCGCGGCCCTGGTCAACATGCTGCGCGACGGATCCGCCGGGCTGGAAGCCTTCGGGGAAAAAGCACGCGGGCTGGGGGTCATCCTGGACGACGACCTGATCCGGGGCTCCGAAAATGCCAAGGATGCCATGGACGATTTGGGTAAGGTGATCCAGGTCAATTTCTCGAAGGTGGTGCTCGAAAACGTGGAGTCGATCACCGCGGCCGTGGAAACCCTGGCCAACGCCATGAGCAAGGTGGCCAAGTATGCCGGATTGCGCGGCATCTCAGGCACCTTCGCCCAGGGCGCCAAACTGGCGCGCGAGGGCAAAATCGACTGGGAGAAATTTTACAAGGCCGGTTTTTTCGAGCGCCAGCGCATGGTGGACGAAGCCCTGGGTGGTGCGCAAACTACTTTTGAAGGCCCCAGTATCGTGCGCCGCAAGATACCGCCGCCGGCGGGGCCGACGGTAATTCCGCCGGCGCGATCGCCAGCCATACCGCCCTGGCAAGACAAAACTTCCATGAAATACGACACCATGGCGCCGGGCGACGTTTATGACCGAACCATGGGGGTGGAGCTGTCGCGTTTTGCCCAGTACGACACCCTCGTGCGCGATTCCGAAAAGGCCTACGAGGACATGACGGGCCACGTGCGCGAGTACGCCGAATACACGGGCGGGGCCTACGAGTCGATCGACAGCCGCATATCCACCTCATTTTCACACGCCTCGGACGCCCTGTCCGAGTTTGTGACATCCGGCAAAGTTGATTTCAAAGGGTTTGCCGACTCGCTGATCGGCGATTTGGTTCGGATCCAGGCGCGGATGGTCATGAGCGGGCTGCTCAGCGGCTTAACGAGCGTCTTTACGTCCGGCCTTCCGAGCACTATCCGGGGCGGGGCCGGCGGCGGCTATGGATTCGACGCCGGCGGCCACATCGGTGAGCCGGTGGCCGGTATCGGCCTGCAGTCCGGCCGCAGCTATGAGTTTCACGCCAACGAAACCGTTATCCCGGATTCCAGGCTGGGCGGCGGCGGGGCCAATATCGAGATCAACATCAACAACCAGTCCGGCACGTCCCTGGAGGCCGAAACCCAGACGATCCGCCAGGATCCCGAGAAGATGGTGGCCGACATTATCATCAAGCGCAAGATGACAAACCGTCGCTTCCGCGATGCCTTGAGGAGTTGAAAACATGGCTTACGAGACATTCCCCTGGTCAAGCATCGACATCCCAAACGGCATCGAGGTCACCGAGCACTGCCACACGATCAAGCACGCCTACGGCGGGGGCTACATGGCCAGCCGGGCGCGCTCCACCCGCATGCAGAAACGGTTTACGCCGATATGGCACGCCATGACGGCCGCCTCCTGGGTGGAGCTGACAACTTTCTGGCGCACGGTCTCCGGCAGCGCCGATGCCTTTTACTGGCAGTTTCCGGTCGGAATATACGGCGTTTCGGGCTGGGGCGGCGTGGAGGTGGACAACCCGCCCGCCGGCTGGGATGCCGACGAGGCTATCGGCTGGGGCGACGGACCGATATTTTTAGCCCGCTTTGAGGAAGACAGCCTAGTGCAAAAATACGATGAGAGGCTGCCGAACCGCTGGGCCGTGAGCGTGGCGATCCTGGAGCTGGCCTGATTTATTCAATCCATCAAATTTGCGGAGTATTTTAAAATGCTGACACTACCGTCCGACCTGATCACCGCGAAAAACAAGCTGTCCGGCGGCGGTGTGTTCGTCGAGCTGCTGGAAATCCAGATGTCGGAGCTGTCGACCACCATACGACTGGCCAACAATAACGATGACGTGATCTGGGGCGGCCTGACCTGGCAGAAATTTAATTTTGAGCCGGGCGATTTTAACGAGTCCCAGGAGGGGGAGACGAACACGATCGACATCCGCGTTTCAAATATCGGGCGCGTGGTGCAGGGCTACATCGAGCAGACCGTCAACGGCCTGGTCAACGACACCGCAATCTATCGCCTGGTGCACGTCGATTATGACAGCGAGGACGCCGCCATCGAGGAGACATTCACGATATTGAGCGTGGTCTGTGACGAGCAGTGGGCGGCGTTTACCCTGGGCATGGAAAATTTTTACATGCGGCGCTTTCCGCTGCATGTGTTCCAGCGTAATTTGTGCCGTTACGATGTTTTCAAGGGTACGGCCTGCGGCTACAGCGGCGCGGTTGCGAGCTGCGACCGGCGGTTCGAGACCTGTATCACGATCGGCAACCAGGCGCGCTTCGGCGGCCAGCCGGCGATACCCAATGGCATCTGGAATGTTTAGACACGGGCTATATCGGGGCTGTTGACCATGGAAAAATTATCCATAAATTACGACAATCTTATCGGCCGGCCATACCGCGACCACGGCCGCGGTCCGGGCGCTTTTGACTGCTACGGCCTGGTTATGGAGATCAGCCGGCGCCTGGGGCGGCCCCTGCCCGACTACGAGGACATCTGCCGCACGGCGGGGCGCGTGACAACCGGCATCGTCGAGCGGCTGCGACCGCATTTTAGGCGCGTCGAACATTCGCAGATCGGCGACCTGGCCGTGATCCTGACCGACCCGGACGGCGGGCACGTGGCCATCGTAATCGGCACCGGGCGCTTTATCCAGTGCACCCGGAGTCACGGCGTCGAAACCGTGTCCTTCAACCACCCGTTTTACAAAAACAGAATCGAGGGCTTTTACCGCTATCATGGCAAATGATGTCACCATAGTCCGGGCGCCGCACCCGTTTGACCCGGCGGCTCGCAAACTGTGCCCCGTGGCCCACCGGCCCGGCCTGGCGGTGGCCGATGTGTTGGCCGGCGCCGGGCTGGATCCGGCCGGCTGCTGCGTGATCCACAACGGGCGGCTCAATGACGATCCGGCCGCGCGGCTGGCGCCCGGCGACGTGGTGCATGTCTACCCACAACTGGCAGACGACCCGTTAAAGGCCATCAGCCTGGTCGCCCTGTCGGTGCTGGCCTTTGCCGTCGTCGGACCGGCTGTCGGCACCTGGGCCGGATCGACGATATGGGGGTCGGTGGCGGCCATCGCCACCGTGACCGCCGGCGGCCTGCTGCTCAATTCGATGATGCCCGATGCCGCCGTCAAGGCCTCCAGCGACGGCAGCGACAGTCCCACCTATGGCTGGCAGGCCGGGCAGAACCTGGCGACCGAGGGCGCGGCCATTGCAGTGCTCTATGGCGAAACCGCGAGTTACCCGCACGTCATCAACCACTACATCGAGATCGACGACGCCGGCGACGAATGGTCGCATAGCCTGCTGTGCGTGGGCGAAGGGCCGACCAACAACGTCATTACGGAAACGGAGATTTTTGCCAACGAGGAACCTCTGTCGGTTTATGGCGCCGGTAACTACGAGGTATATGCGACCGACGGCAGCGCCTCGCCGGACACCGACCAGCTGACCAAGTTTGAGGAGCTGCACCAGATGCGCTATTTTGACAAGCGCCTGATCGGCAAGCTGGATGATACGGCCGTTTTGCTGCATTTTAACGGAACCAACGGATCGACAACCATCGATGACGATGGTTTTGAGGATAACGACTGGACCTGTAAGTCGACCGCCGATCTGTCGACGGCGCATCCGTTTTTAGGTACGGCCAGTCTGGATCTGGAAACGGCCGGCGACCATATTTCCTGCAACAACAGCGCGGCCCACAATATTTTCGGTAATGGGACCTGGGATATTGAAGCGCGCTTCCGGCAGGACGTGTTGACAGACAGCGCGATCTGCGGGGCGGAGGCGGTTGCTTTTCCCTACGCCTGGTTATGGGGTTTGTTTTACCACAGCGGCAACCTGGTTTTTCAGATGTATCATCTGTGGGACGGCGGCCCGTTAACGGTTTTTTATAATGTTTCTGTTGCGGTTACACTGGCGGCCGACACCTGGCATCATATCCGGGTGGCGCGCAACGGTCAGAGGGTTTACCTGTACCTGGACGGAGTTTTAAAAACATCGGCCGATTACAGCAGTGCGCCGACCACGCCATCGGGCTCTCCCTCCTGGTATGTCAGCGTGGGCCGGGCCTACTGGTGGGACGGGGTGACGGCGCCGGCGCTGGCTTACGGTAACTGCGAAATCGACGAGTATCGGGTGATGCGCGGACAGCTGGCCTATCAACTTTCCGGCTTCACGCCGCCGACCGCCGAGCTGTCCGGCGACGCCAGCCCGGAGGAATACCGCACCCGTGGCGAGGTGGATAAAATCAGCATTATCATCGCCGCCGGCCTGGGCCTGTACGATGCGGACGACGAAGGCGGCCTGGACAGCCTCACCGTGGACCTGCGGATCAAATACCGCAAGGTGGGCGATTCGACCTGGACGACGTCCGACGAAACCATCAGCGGTGCCAGCCGTTATCCGGTTAAAAAACAGTTTGACTACACATTTGCAAGCCGCGGCCAATACGATATCCAGGTGGTGCGCTTAACGCCGGATTCCGACGTCACCACCGAGCAGGACCGCACCAACTGGATCAGCCTCGATGAAATTCTGGACGAGTTTTTAAACTATCCCTATCTGCAATGCGTTTCCGTGTCTATGCGCGCCCAGGACGAGCTTTCCGGCGCCGTGCCGGTCTACCGGGTGGATTCCAACCGCTCCAGCATCTCAGTGCCAAATTTTTCCGGATCCGGCACCCAGACCGTCAACCCGAGCAATAACGCCTGGGCGGCGTTTGACATGCTGACCAATGAAATCTACGGCGGCGGGATCAGCGCCGCGCGGCTGGTGCAGGCGGATTTCGAGGCCTGGGAAACCTGGTGCGATACAACCATCGACGGTTACAAGCGCGCCCAGGTCAACATGATATTTGACGGCAACTACGACCTGGACAAGGCCATGCAGAACGTGGAAAACTGCGGACGGGCGAAAATAATAAACCGCGGCACATCGATCGGGGTAGTCATCGAGCAGCCCGGATCGGCCGCGGCCCTGTTCGCCGACGGGGCCAATATCATTACCGGCAGCGCGCGCCTGAGCTTTTTGCCCCAGTCCGAGCGCTCCAATGCCGTCGAGATTGCCTACCGCGACAAGGACAGCAACTGGCAGCAGGACACCGTTATCGCCAAAGGCAGCGGCTATGAGTCGCTAACCAGTGTGCCGCGTATTACGCGCCTGACCCTGCCGGGAATCAACAATACCGAGCAGGCCACCCGCGAGGCGATTTTCAGGCAGCAGATCAGCGAGAACATCAAGCGCAACGTCGAGTTTCAAAGCGGCATCGAGGCCGTGCGCTGCACCCTGGGAGACGTGATCAACGTGCGCCACGACGGCAACGCCCTGACCTACGGCGGCCGCATCGCGGCGCATCCCAATATCACCTCGCCATCGGCCTCGGTCAGCGCCAGTCCGTCGGCCAGCCCCAGCGCTTCACCGTCGGCCTCGCCGTCGAGCAGTCAATCGGTCAGCATATCGCCGTCGGCCTCGCCCTCGGGAACGCCGAGCGTCTCACCATCGGCCAGCCCAAGTACGAGTCCCAGCGCCAGTGTGAGTGCCAGCCCGAGCGCCAGCCCGAGCGCATCTGTCAGCGCCAGTCCGTCGGTCAGCGTATCCCCGTCCACGTCTCCCTCGTCGCCGGCGTCCGCCAGCCCGAGCGTTACACCGTCGGCCTCGCCCAGCGCCAGCCCGTCGGCGTCAATCAGCGCCAGTCCCTCCGCTTCGCCCAGCGCCAGCAAATCGGCTAGTGCCAGCGCGTCACCGTCGGCATCACCGTCTGTCACGCCGTCGGCCTCGCCGAGTTCCGGCGGCGACAGCTACAGCGGCACGACGATCTACCTGGACCAGGAGATCAATCTGGCGGCCGCGACCTACAGCGGCAACTGCATTTTGACCGTCCGCGGTATTGACGACAGCCTCATTACGGCTACCGTGACCGGCCCGTTTGATGTGGATACCGACTATGTCGAAGTGTCTACGCCGATCTCGGTCAACCGCTTCGACCCCTTTATGATCACCCGCGCCAGCGGCGAGGTGACGCAGTTCAAAATATCATCCGTGCAGCGTTCCGGGCGTCAGGAGCTTACGATCCGGGCGCTGCAATACGATTTAACCTCATATTATCATGCCGATTATGCCGGCGGCGTGACGCCGATATAGGAGTTGATATGGCCAACACGTATACCACGAACCTGAACCTGGCCAAGCCGGGCCAAGGTGATTTTAATTTTCACACGCCCATCAACAACAATTTCGATCTGATCGATTCGGCCTATGGATCGGTCAATAGCGTAATCGACGACCTGCCGGATCTATATATATATACGGATACGTTTAACGGCACCACCGGCACGACGATCGCCCTGCCCAAAGAGGTGGATGCCGTCAACGAATATGCCGTCAAGATTGAGGCGATCGCGCGCACGGCCGCCATCGGTGATATCTGGGTCGAAAAGGCCACCGATGAGTTTGTCGTCAAGTGTTCGGGCGGCAACACGGCCGACGACTTCAACGCTGTTTTATATTATCTGGGAGACATCAGCGCCTACGGCGGCAGCATCTACCGTCGCTGGTACGTGTCGCCGGATAGCGGCATTACCGATCATTCCGACGATACGGACGAGGGATCGCTGGCCTGGGTGATCGATCAGATCGGCGCCAGTCCGGCAATAATCGAATTCCCCGGAAATCATACATATGTAATTGACGACGATGTTGACGGCACGGCCAACATCGATCACTTAATATTTAGCTTTCAACCGGGCGCGGTCATTCAGCCGGCCGCGGGGAAATCTTTTACGGTCTATAACTCCGAAAGCATTGTCGCCTCACCGAAGCAGCAAATAATCAACATCACGAACAACTCAACCGATCCCTTGGTTCTAACAACCGGCGGAACTGTTCATCCGGGCTGGTTCGGGTGCATGGGTGACGGCACGACCGACGATGCCACCGCGATGCAGTGCGCGCTGGATCTGTGGAAAACCCTGGGTGACACCGGCGAGGGTGGCGCCCAGTTCAAGCTCGCGCCGGGCGCGAATTATTTAATTAACACCGCCTTGACGGTCACCTTTACCGGGGACGGCGATCCGGCCACGGGTGCCGTTACCAGAAATCTGGATATGAACGGATATGGCGCCACGCTCACGAGTGGGTTGTCGTCAGGGATTATGTTGACGATTTCAACAACTAACGAATTAATTCGCTACTTGTCAGTCCGGGGGATGCGGGTAGTCGGAAGCGGTAGTGAAGGTGGTATTATTAAAATCGACGGTGGAGATCCCGCCAATAAAGAATACATATACGCAATGTCACTGGAAGATCTGAGTAGTGAGGGATTTGACGGCAATGGCATTCATATTTCCGGCAATGTTTTTGAAACCGCATTAAGCAGGTGTCATTTATTTGGTTCATCAGGGAATACAACCGGATACCCGATTTTATTTCAAAAAGCTTCGGGTACAATATCCAGCATTGACGTCAGGGATTGTATTACGCGATACGGGTTGATTGGGCTTTATGCCGAATCACCTGTGGGCGACATTAAAATTTACGGCGGCACATATATTTTAGCGCAGCAGTATGGAATAAGTGTTGTAAATGGCACCGGCTGCCTCATGAGTGGCGTACATGCAGAAAACAACTGGCAGTCCGCATCGAGCCACGATTCGGAACAGGCTGGGATATATCTGGGAAACCGTGGAACGATTATCGGTTGTCTCGGAACGACGAACGAATATCAATCGTCTTTGGCAAGAATATATTCAGACAGTTCGATCTCGCTGATAAACAATCATGTCGGCGGCGACTCGACACACCACTATTTTGTACACGGTACCTCGGGTTCAAGTGTGCAGATTGTCGGCGACGGAATATACGACGCGCAATCAGGTACATCCATCGCAATGACTCGCTTCATGACTTACGACCGCGATGGAACCTACCGCGTGACATCGGGAACCGGCGAAGATACATTAGAGTCTTTCACTATTCCGGGCGGAATAATTGGCAATGTCGGAGGTGTGAAGGTCGTCGCTGCGGGAACCAAAACAGGATCAAATGGAAACAAGACGCTAAAGTTTTATTTGGGATCTAGCTTTTTTACCTTTCATGCCGCGGCAAACAATACAAATGATTGGTCTTTAGAGGTGATCTTTTCTCACTTTAACGGTCAAACGAGCCAGCGGGTGATGTGGCGCGGTTATGACGGAACTACTTTATTGCAGGGGTTTGAAAGCTGGGCCGAAGATGCGTCCGGCGATCTATTGATGAAAATAACTGGCGAATGCGCCGACGCTGGCGATTCCATAAGGAAATATATATGGGATGTCAAAGCTATATAGCAGAAAAAAGCATTGTAATGAACTGGCGAATGCGCCCACGTCAGCGACACGGTCCGGCAGAATATCTGGGAAGCTACGGCATCGTAAATTTCTTAATGGAGCATAGACAAATGAAAAAAAAAATACGGTCTGCGTGCAAATAAAATTTGGATAAATGAAATATCAATTAATAAATTTGGAGCTGCACGGGCAGCTGGAGCTTGAAATAGTCGTTATGATGCTGTTGACGCAGATACAAGCGCTCCTTAGGGAAGTTGATGCCCACGTCAACGAATTGGCGGATTTATATAATCAATTATCAAAAAAAAGGTGATCAGATGAAGAAATTAGAAAATCGTTGGATAAAGGAATTATTTGCAGTGTTCAATATTTTAGTGGCCGTTTTTTTAATTACATTTTTGGCCGTCGTGGATTGCTATGCTTCGCCCTTTCTGGCGTGCGATCCGCATCCGCCGATCGAAGATCCGGTAACCCAGGCGCAGGTTGAAATGGACGGCAACTGGGAAAATACGTTCGACGTGCCCGGATGCACCCAAAAACAGGTCGGTTGCGTGTGGACCGATGAAAGCAATAAGCAACATTTTATTTTGCGGGACCTGTCCGGCGTATCCGACGGCCAGCACACCGTGCGGGCGAGATATTACAACGTTTGGGGCGAGGGGGAACCCTCCGACCCTTTCGTTTTCAACAAATCTCGTCCTGGCAAGCAGGCGATTCGTCTCATACCATAAAATGGTGGTGGTTTAAAAAAGATATTCATATAAAAGTAATGACGCAAACCAAGACTTTTTGGATTGTCGAATAAGGAGACTGAACTGATGGCGATATCAGAAATTCAACGGCTGGAGAGCAAGGAAGAATTATACTCGTTTAACCAGGCATTCGGCGACGACCTATACCGCATGAAATGCCGCATCGAGGCCGCACAGACAGTGTATAACAAATTTGATGTCGCCGAAATGGACCGGCTGCAGGTGCCCGGAACGACCGCGACGGACTCACCTGAAAGACTTGCGACAAAAAGTCTGAGAGATTTTTTTAACGAGTTTATGGATCTCTGGGAAGGAACTGCAGTCACGCCCGGCAATTCCTGGGAATCGGTCTCTCAAGCCCTGCACAACGTCAAGCCCGTATAGTCAAAAAACGGTAACCGATGACTATTTCCGATCTCACTCCAGAAGTTACTTATAACAGTTGGGGCAGTTCAATTACGATTGACAAGCCCTCTGGTGTGGCTGACGGCGATGCGCTGATTGCTTGCATCATGAATGGTGCCGGCACCGATAATATGAGCAGTGCGCCCTCGGGGTGGTCACTGATTGCAGAGCAGGACATCGGGACAACCTATGTCTGGTTTTACACAAAGCAAGCCGGTGGCTCGGAACCGTCAAACTACACGTGGAGTTTCAGCGGAAATGAGGTAATCAACGGCTCGATTGCCGCATTTACAGGTGTTGACACATCAAGTTGCTTTGGCAATGCTGATTCGGTATACGATAACGACTGGAACGAGGATATAACCGCACCATCGATTGTTATTCAGGATTCCGGCAATGCAGCGGTAATATTCTGTGGTTCAATCAGAACAGATGGCATTACCGACGATCCCGGCGGCACGCCAACGTATACGCTGATTCTTGATGACAATTCGCGCACCAACCTTGATATGGCGGCCTGGTGGGCCACCTATACCTCAACAGGTGCCACCGGAACTAAAGAGGCGACCTGCAGCAGTGGTGGACCACGGCTTATTTTACACATTGAGCTGATCGCCGGCGCCGAATCTTCGCCGAGTGCTTCGCCATCGGCCAGCCCGTCGGCCTCGCCCAGCGCCAGCGTCAGTGCATCGCCATCGGCCAGCGTCAGTACGTCGCCGAGCGCATCGATGTCCGCGAGCCCGAGTGCGTCTCCCAGCGCGAGCATATCCGGGTCGCCGTCGGCCAGTCCATCGGCATCGATTTCCGCCAGCCCCAGCGCT